ATAGATGAAGTTGTAGTCTTCGTTTGTTCCTGTATCGTTTTCGAGATAAACATGCAAAGATAGAGCCGCCCTAATCGGCGGACCCACCGTAATCGCCGTATCGGAGGAAGGCCAAGATACAGTGCTGTACATCTGAACTGCATTATTGAACGACAATATGCCGTTAAGCATCCTGCTTGCTTGTAAAGACCCGCTTGCAGACAGTACAAAACCAATGCACCGTTTCAGCCCATCAGCCGAATAATAGCCATCCTTGGCCGCATCATAGGCGGGTGCCGTGGTGGTGCTGGATAACTCTGTCGCAGTAAGCACGCTGCCCGTGCCGGGTTCAGCGGCCATTATCCAGTACCAATTGTCCCCGCTCGGGCTCACTGTGTGGTCAATGGCGGCGCTCACTGTGTAAAGCGTCCCGTTGATCATCACCTTTCCGGCGCTCACGGTAACCGTTGAGGCGTCCTTGTAGTCCGCCCACAAAGACATATAGCCGGGCTGTGTACCCAAAAGCGGTATGGAAGCGTTGTCACCATCCGCCCGCATGAGTTCGCACCCGCCCGCGCTCGCCCCGTCATGCACACGTAAGCTATCGTTGGTGGTGTCCACCGTGACTTCTCCCGCCGCACCAGTGAAAGCGTCATTTTCGGCGGATGTGCCCCTTCTCAATTGAAGCTGATCAGCCATTTATCCCTCCTTAAACCAACCCGCCCAGGTCAATATTTGCACTGCCCCGGGCCAGGTCGTATCTGTTTGCAGCCACCTGTTCGGTTTCGAACGGCTCTGAATATGTCACCCCGCCAAGGTCAGCGGGAAAAACCAAACTGCTCGCGTCCGCATTGGGAGCCATGCGGAAAGCCAGCCACGGGTCGTAATACTGAGTTACATTCACCAACCCGTTAACAACGGCAATCTGGGCCTGGATATATGCTCCCCAGGTTTCGACTGAGGCCTCGGCAGCTTCCGCCCCGGTTTCAGCCGCCACCGCGTTGGTTTCGGCCGCTTCGGCGTTCGCTTCAGCCAACTCCGCCGCCGCCTGGGCCGCCTGCGCGGACGCAATGGCCCCGCTCAGGTCTCCAACGTCCTGATTTTCGAGACCAGTACCGGCTGAATCCCAACAAATCATCGCATTTGGGCTGGGGTTGGGCAGGGTATAGTCAGCCCCTTCCGGCGCGGTAACCGGGGCCTTGATGGCCCTGCCCAGCTCTTCTTTTATTTGCTGGGCCAGCATCACCCCCCGGTCCAGCCCCTCTTCGTGGCTCTCGGCCGGGAATGCGTCCAGGGGTTGATAATCCAGACCTTGGGTGTAGGGCAGTTCCCGCTTTATAACGATGGTGTCAGTGGTTAAAGGGTCGGTGGCCAGGGTCACGTTCCCGCCCGAAGTCTCCCCCGCGCCGCTCACCGTATAATCTATATTCAAAGTCAAAAGAGTAGATGCGCCGTCGGCGGTCACCTTCCAGACTTGAAGATCCGAGTCCTCAAAAATCCTGAAGTTATAGGGCAGCACCCGAACGGCGCTCCCGCTGTAGCTGACCTTGTTTGTAGTGCTGGCAACGGTCATTTATTTCTCCCGTTTTTTATAAAATAGGAATTGCAGGCCCTCGGGCATGTCGGTTTCACCGGTGACCAGGTCTTCCACTCCCTGCTTGACTGTGATCATGGCGTTACTGGGCAGGCCCGCATATCCAGGCACGCCCCACCTTTGTAAAGGCAGTGCCCCGATAAAGCGTAAGGCCGGGTCCGCCATCTTGGAGTAATCCGGATTCCTGGCCCCAGCCGTGCGCCCGATCCTGGCCACCTGACTAAAGGCCCCGCCGATTGTGCCGGTGCCGAAGTTAAAGCCCTTGGCCGCCGGAATAAATTCTCGCACAACCGGAATGGTGGCGAGCGGGTAGTAAAGCACATCCCAAAGCGCATTTTTCCATTCCCATCTCTCCCTGTCATTGCCCATGCCTTCCAAAATCGACGGAATGATCCAAATTAGGGCCATGGAAGTCATGAAACGCATAACTGCTTTGGGTTTGTAGTGCGAGGCAGAAAGCATGCCCGCCTCTTCGCGCATGAGGTTGTGAGTGGAGGCAAAAAACGTGTAGAACATGGTCAGGGTCCTTTGCCACTCGTTGCCGCGTAAGATCTTGGGCAGGTCCTTGGCCAGGCCGGACCCTTGGGTGTTCCTTACCTGCATGTCCGCAAAATCAACCGCCTTGGTGGTGTCGCCCTTGTACCGGCTCAACCCCTGGTTATAAGCCGCCAGCCATACAGTAGAGGCTGTGATACCGTCCATGAAGCCGATAAGGGCAAAGCCCCACTGCTTCATGATTTTTTGGTTTGTTTCCCCAGGCGCGCCCCACTCTTTTTGAATCGCCTTGCGTATGTCTCGGTCCAGTGAATTTTGCCGGTTAGCCATGTAGTCACTGGAGCTGCGCACCAGTTCCCACACCTGCAAGGGGTGAGTCGCGAAATGGGCCAGGGCCTTAATCACAGGCATAACACCCACTCGGGCCATGCCCTGGAACAAGGCCAGCGGCTGCTTAGCTGCGGTCATGAAGTTAAAGGAAAGCGCGGCCACGGCTGTGTTGTCGTTGAACGCCTTAAGCCACTTTTCCAACGGATCGACCATGATCCTCTCAGGCCTGGCCACTCCCACCAGCCAACTGGTGAGCTGTTTGTACCTGGCCTCCCCCACGGCAATCTCAATGTGCCCCCGGACCTGGTCATCACTCAAAAGTTTGTGAGTGCTTTTGGTGGCCTGGGCGTGGGTGATAAAATGAATAGCCCCGGCCACATGCCCGCTGAATACGCTTAAGTCAAGCAACACAGGCTTTTTGCCGCCGGTGCGCTTCATGGTGAACCCGCGCCGCACAAAGGGTATCTGGAACTCGTGCTCCCCGGCCGCATCCAGGGCCGCATCCAAAGTCTTGAACTCCTTAATCTTGCGGCTCTTGCGCTCATCAAAAGACAATGGGTAATACCCGCCTCGATAGGTCCCGTGCTTGGTGACCACGGTTTCGGGCACAACCTTTTCTATATGCCTGCCAAAGAGCTGGTAATGCACTTCGTCAATGGTGGCGAAATACTGGTCAATGTGGTCCCACATGCCTTGAACCAGTTCCCATTCTTCTTTAAAAAGGCTGTCTTTCAGGGCCTCGATCTGCTTATCTTCCCAGCCGTAACCCTGTTGCAAGGCTTCCAAGTTGCCTGCGTTTCCCATATTAAGGGCGGCGCAAAAAATCTCCTGGCCGGTCAGCTTCTGGTTTATGCCCTCGATGCTGATTTTCTTGGTCCACTTCTTGCGGATCTCCTTGGGAGCGGCCTCGTATAGGGCCTTGATCTCCTTGGCCGCCCGGGCGCTCATTTTCTGTTCGGCGTTGCTGCAATCATTGATAGGCTTGAAAATCATGTCCCATATCGGCCCCATGTCCTGGTACAGATCCAACTTGCGGATTATGAATTCCGGCAGCTCAAGCAGGGCGGACACCTCACGGAACCCGCGCTTGGCCCCTTGCCATGGGGTTTCCCCCACGGTCACCCCTTCGTCTTGGGCGGCCAGGGTCATCTTCTCTGTGTAATTTGTACGAATGGCATTAATTACCTTGGCCACGGCCTGATCCATGGCCATCTTGCGGCCCTTAGCCACCCATTGTTTTTCCTGCCGCCCCATATGCTCCAATACTTCAACCGCTTCCTTAAGCTCCTTGAGCTGAGGCAGGGTCAACGCATTTATGGGCGATAAGGGCCGCTTGCGCTTGGCGCCGTCTTTTTTGAAAAGCGCCTTGTCCTGAATGTCGGCCTGGTCCCACCCCTGCACCTGGTCCACCAGGTCGGGGTCGATCGGCGGTCTGGACTCGGGCGGCAAGTCCGCTATGAACTCGGCCAGACTGGGCGTATCCCTGCGGGCCTGGACGGTCTTGGGCAGACCGGCATAGCGGCCCACCAGGGCCTTGATCTGCTGTAAAAAGGCTTCGTCTATGCCGCCTTTCAGGTCCAGTGATTGGGGCTTGAACCTGGCCACCCGATTCAAATACCGCTTGGCCTGCCTGGCCTCCCGCCTGGCCTGAGACGCAAGGCGCAGCTTCTTGACCTTCTGAGCTTGCAACTGCTTCAACCTGGCGGCTTCCTCCACCTTGCCACCCTTGTAGGCATCCAAGACCAGCTTAGAGACCCGCTTGTAATCGGCCTTGAGGTCTTGCCAGTTCAAAGCCTCCAGGTCGCCCACGCTCACGTCCTTGGCATTAAAAACGGCCTTGAAGGGCTTAACCAGGTTGGCCCCGGCCTTTTTCTCCAGGAGCTCGGTTTCCTTTTCCAGAAGGGCTTCGTACTCTCTGCTTAAAGCCAATTCAAAGGGTTCGGCCTCAGCCTCATGCCGCGCCGCCTGCTGCTTGATGTGCTGGTCTATAATCTCGGCCTTGGTGGGCGTGGAAAGAATCAAATCCAAGAGCTCCCGTTCCGTCATGCCCAGGGTGCCAGCCAGTTCCCACACATGCGGCGCGCCTCTCTTGACCAGCCCAACCCTTTTGCGGCGCACCTGTTTGACGGTCTCGGCGTCGGCTGCTTCTTCCAGGCTTTCGGTGGATATGCCGCCCGCCTTCATAAGTTCGTCAAGCGCCTGCTGGCCTTCGTGACTGTTGGCCAGCTCCCGGCCTTCCTTGCGCCAACCGGCCAGGCTTTTTTGATATTCGGCCAGCCTGTGCTGGGTCACGTTCTCGGCGGCCGCAGCCCTGGCCGCCTGCACCAAATCGTCATAACCGGGGCGTTCACTCAGGGGTATGTCGTCAGTCGCCAAAAACGGCTGCACTCCCGCTTCCGCCCTGGCCCTGGATATCTCGGTATCAGTGGCCAACATGCGGTCAAACACGCCCCGGATGTCGTCATTAAGCTCCACATCCAGGCTGCGAACAGACTTGTATAGGTCAACCAGCCAGCGCCTGAAGGTTTCAAACACCCCGCGCAAGCCCGGTGCAGGGGCCTTGCCTTCCCTGACATAGGCTTCAAAGGCACGGGCCAAGGTCTCTTCCTGTTCGGTACTCCATGGGTCTTTTGGATCAGCCCCCACAAAGGCGGCCATGGCCTGCCAGTCCTTTTGGACCCGCTCCGGCGCGTCAGGCATCAGGGCCATGTTTTCCAAAGAACGACGGAACACGTGCCCCAGCTCATGCACCAAAGTGGAGGAATTGGCAGATTTGAAAAGTTGAATCACCGCCCGGCCGTCAGGCAGGAAATGGGCCGCGCCGCGATTGCCCTGAGGCAAGGAACCGGGCAGTATGGGCTTGACAATGTCCTTTTCGGTGAGTAATTTGGAATTAGAAAGGTTCGGCGAGAGCATCACCTTGGGCAATTGGAGCCCCCCGGTTCTCTGCACTTGCTGGGCCTTTCCTGCGTTTACATAAAGCAACCTACCGTCATGAACCTGTCTGGCAAAGAACTTTTCAGGGCTGGCATCCTTGCTGTACATTGAGGCAAGGATATTGACTTCAATACGTTTATGTCTTTTATTGAGATGCACGGCCGCTACTATTGGACCAGCGCCGTGCCACGCCTCAGTCAAAACTAAAAAATTACCGGGTTTAGTTTTTGAATCAAAAACAGCCGCCGGGTCGGCAATAAGTCGAGGTAAATCCTCCATAATGGCCTGGGGGATCGTATGCTTGTCATACATGTCCTTGGCTAAGGCGCGCTGGTCCATAACCAAGGGTAAATCCTTGGCCCCAAGTTTTTGCAAAACATCCGGGGTCTTGCCGATCCTTAACAAAACGTTGTTTTTTAATCTTTTCCCCAGAAAATCCCGCACCTGGCTTTTCCAGGCGGCCATTTCCCGGGCAAGGCGTCTGCCCGCCTTTTGGGCCTGGTTCATGATCGGGTTTTGGTAATAGGTCTTGATAATTTCAACGCCCCGGTCGTCAAAAATCACATAATTATGGGAACCGTTCCCAGCGTCGCGACTTCCGCCGTCTAAGTAACGAATGCCTTTGATGCCCAAGGAGTTTAGGTATTCGGATGCAAATCTAGCGTGGTCCTCCCCGTATCCGCTGCGCGAGATATTTGTAGTAGCGATAGCTCGATATATTGCTTCGCCCGTACCGCCCTTTAATAATTCCGTCGCCACACCATCACCAAGCTGCATGTTGATCTCGTCAAGCGCCTCACGCACCATCTCGGGCTGTTCACTCAACGGCTTATCCCAATCAAGCAGCATATGGTCTTCGGGAATTTCGGCCTTATAGAGCTGGCCGGGCTCCGCTAATTCAATGTCCACCTCATCAAGTATCGTTTTTGCTTGCTCGGCTTCTTCTACGGTGAATTCTTCTCCACCCCACAAGATGAATTCTTCTTCCATCTCTTCGGCTCTGGCAATCTGTTTGTCAATAAATCCCTTGGCGTCGAACGAATCCCCAGTTGTGCTGACGCCATGCACAGCTAAAAGCAAAGGTCGTTCTTCAGAGCCGAGTTCTCCTAAAACGTGCCCGTCGCTCAGTCGTTGCCAACCTTCATTAGTATCTATGTAGTAATCATTATTAATTAAAACCGCTGAATCCTCGGATAGCTTTTCCCTATACGACTCAGCAACGGCTTTCTTGCTCGCAAAATAAAGCCCCCAGCCATAAGCCTGGTTCCCTTCGCCAGTGCCTATATGCTCCAGCGCGAACCGTTCAAAACGTGAGGGGCTGCCGTGGTAGACGGATTGGAAAAGGCTTCTCGGGTCATTGGGTTTTTCCCCATTATCTTTAGGCAATCGGTACATGCTTTCAGAAATCTCATAGTCACGGTTTTTGCCCGTGTTTTTCACAAAGCCAAACCGCTTATAAAACTGATTTAAGCGGTTAACCGAAGTTGCCCCAAAATCTTTGGAAGGGCTAAGGGCTATCACCTGGGCCGTGGAATCGGCGTAGTCAATCAGGGCTTTCATAGCGGCTGTCCCTGCGCCTTGCCCTCTGCTTTCTCCTGGAACTACTATTTTAGAGAGGTTAATTACACCGTCCCGTTCGCTGATAAACCCGTCAAGACCAAGCTTCGTCCAGTGCTCCCGTACTTCTTCCAAAGAAGTAAATTTAATATACGGCTGTCCCAAAGACTCCACCCGCCCGAACTGCTGATAAAAGGCATCGTCGGCGCTAAGTGTTCCGAACATGCTTTCTTGGCCCTCAACGTCCTGCCCGGCGGCCTGGGCCAGGGCCTTTAGCTTTCCCCTGAACGCATTGGGCTTATTCTCCACCAGGGCCATGGCCAGCGCCTTTGCCCTGGCTCCATGGCTGTGTTCCTGCTCCATACCGGGCAGGGCCTGCTGGGCAATGTATTGCCTGAGCTGGTCAACTGCCTTAGGGCCGGCCTCGGCCGCCAAAACCATATCCACGGCCTGCAAGAGGTCTTGGCTCAGGTCCCAGGCACCGCCCCGCGCCTTGAGCCTGCCCAGGTGGTCCAGGTTCCGCCCCAGCACATTCAAGAGCCAGGGCGGCGACACCTGCAAAAGCCCAAAATCGGGAAGCACGGCCCCCAAAAGGCTGCTCTCGACCAAAAGCTTGCCCTGCTGGGTTATTCTCCCGCGTTTGGAATCCCAATAAACATTGGCATTGGTCTTTTGAATCACCCCGTCTTTTTGCAAGGCGTTAAGTATCTGCCCGGCCTGCTTGGGGTTGTCCAAAAGAGCCCTTAAGGTCTGATCCTTGTCCTGCAGAAGATTGGATATCTTATCCAGGGTTTCCTGACTTATATTCTTACCCCGGCTGACAGCCTTGGCCGCCTCGCCCATTTCCTGTGTAGGTGGTGCGTTCAAGGCGCTCACTAAGCTATGGAGTTTGTCCGGCTGGTTTGTGCCGGGGTCCATGACCCGGACCAAGACCGGCTCCTGCATGGCCGCCACTTCCTGAGGGTCAAACCCGAACACAGCCGCCTGACTGGCCAGTTGCCGCCTGTACTTATCACCGGACTTGTTTTCGGCGTCCTTATAGGCCTTCTGGATGGACATAACCCGGCTATTGCCGCCCAGCACTACGCCCTTGGGTGTAACAATACTGGGTCCGTTGATGGCGTCCGGATTGGTGTTTACGTAGTACTCCGGAGCAGTCATCTTGGAGTTAGTCAACACCTTACCCTGTTCTTCAATCTCTCCCTTGTAATCGCGCTCCTGCACACCGGCCGGGTAATCCCGCCTGGGTTCAAAGGTGGTTGGGTCATGGCTGGGAATCAGGTTCTTGGCTTCCCAAAGCTCATAGGAAACGCCCCGGGTGCGACTGCCGGGAATAAACAACCTGGCTCCCTTGCCCCTGCGGGCTCCAGTGGAACTCACCTTGGCCTTAGGCCCCACCACCCCGGCCAGATGCTTGTTCCAATACTCACTGGGGCTTATGCCCAGATAGCGGCTCATGACCCTGGCCCAGTGCCCGGCAATCAAGGCAGCGCCTCCGGCCTCCTTGGGGCTCGCGCCTGCGGCAACCGCCTGCCTGGCCCATGATTCCATCTCAACCTGAGGCAGGGGAAGGTTCGCACCGGTAAGCTCCTTGATAAAGTTGTCGACCACTTCCCGGCTTTCCACCTCTGACTGGAATAGAGTCTCCACCCCGGGCAGGGCTTGAGCCAACCGTCCAATTTTTGTAGTGGGGATGCGGATGGTTTCATCCAGGTCCACGGCGGACTGCAAGTCTTCCAGGTTAAGCCCGGCATCCTCCAGGGCTTCGTTGATGGCCAAGAGGTCCGCGCCTTCGGCCTCTATCGCCTGTTGATACAAGGTGCCCACCCCCTGGGCGTTGGCCGCCACTTCTTCGGGAATTCCGCTTTGACTAAAAACCTCGCCTAAAAATGCTTCATATTGCTCCGGAGACCGGCCCGCCAGCTTGGAAGCCTCTTCCCCCCTGGCCAGGATTTGAGCCAGGAAAGATAAGTCCACGGTCTCTTTTTTAGGCCTGATCTGCCCCGCATCCATCAACGCGCCCATGCCGCCGCCGACAACTGCGCCCAGAGCGAATTCATAAAGCCGCGTGGGAGAGGCCATGGATTCAACGACCTGGCCCCAAGTCAATTGATTTGGATCAACCCCATACTTGGTGGCCACCTCGGATATGAACCCCTGTAACGCTTCCTGTCCGCCTTCTTTTCCGGCATCAAGCATAAGGCGTTTGGCAAATTTGCCCGTTGTCCCGCCAAAAATACTCAACACCGTATTAAGCGGTAGGTTGGCCATCATGGTGTTTAGCCCGGCGTTGATGGCGTCTTCTTCGGTGCCGCCCTGTTCCAACACGGAGCGAAGGACTCCGCCGCCCTCGGATATGGATTCATTAAGAGCGGCCGTGCCAATGGAAACGCCCCGGGCAATGGTTGTACTTGCGCCTAAAGCGGTGGCCGTCCCGCCGCTCACCATTGAGCCCAGAGCCAGGGGCAGCATGGAGCCAAAAGCCTGGAAAATATGGTCAACAAAATTAGGGTCTTTGGGCGCTACTTCACTTCCCAGCTTCATAAGATCGTTGGCTAAGGTGCTATCAGGTCCCAAAAGGCCCTGAGCCCATGTCCCCGTGACATTGTAAGCCCCAGTATTTACGTCCTGAATGCCGCGAATCAGCCAATCCGGCAGCGTGTCTTCAAGCCAGCGCAAAACCGGGGCAAACGTTTCATCCACGGATTTGGAAAAGTCGTAATACCACCCGGTTTCTTGCAGTTTTGCGGTTTGTTTTTGTTGCCTGATCGCCCTTACCCTGCGCTCAATCTCGGCCAGGGAATCCACGTCATCCTTGGCCAATGCCGCCCGCTCGGGCTCCCGCATGAAGTCAAAAGTCACGGGTGTCTTTTTGGAAAGCCGGTCATAATCCAGAGTAAGGCCAGGGTCTAAGGCATCGGCCATATTCAAGGCGGCCAAGGGCTTAAGACCCCGCCGGTCGCCTTCGGGCAACACTCGGCTGGCCTGATCCGGGTCAACGTCTCGAACATTCCGCAACGTGTCGGCAACCCGTGATTGCCTGTCGTCTATCATGGTTAGATCAATCGGCACTATTCTTTACTCCCAGACCACCTGGCCCGCCCCATCTACTGTCTTGCAAAATCGCATGTGTGAGATAGTCGGCGTTGCCGTGCAGTGCGGCTTTAATATTCCGTAAGCTCACCGATTTGTCCTGTCTTTGAAGCTCTTCAACCACCAAGGCAATGGCCCGTTTTTTATCCACCATGGCGTCGTCCGCTTCGACCTGTGGGCTATCCTCTTCGACTGCCAAATACTTATGAGCCCACCTGATCACCTCCGGGTCAACTTCGGGTAAGTCCCTGTCAGACTGGATGTTAGCCAGAATCCCCTCATAGTCAGACGTAAACCAACCGTCCTGGGTAATCTCAACTTTAGTTAAAAGCGCCTGGGCAATTTCGCCTGTCTTGGGATCGGTAGGGCTAAGGCCCTCCGCCTCCATGGCAGCTATCACCTCCGCCCGGAAGGCAGGCAGTTTTAAGCGTGCGTCTTCGTCATCTTTAAACATGGCCTTGAAATCGCTTTCGGCCTTGTTGATCTGGTTGGGGTATCCGGTGCGGCTCTGCTCTGCCTGCTTGTTAAGTAAAGCGTCCACCTTGTCAACGGCAACGCCCGCATCAAGCATTTGGTCAATTGTCCAGTCGTGCTTACCGCCCAGCACTGAGGACAGAACCTTGTTGTAAGACAGGGAATGCTTGTAATCGATTCTGGCCTTATCTGCGGTCTGGAAGTCCTTAATCCTGTCGTTTAGGTCCTTGCTCAATGCACTGTATGTAGAATGGCTAAGCCCCGAGGCCAACTCCCTAAGCCTGGCAACCGCCCCGCTTAATCCCTTTCCGCTTGAAGCGGCGTTCAGTAGGCCGTTGATTTCCTTTATCGCCGCCCTGTCCGTCTTTTGCTGCGCCTCGGCCTGCTGGGTCTTAACCGCCACCTGCCGGGCAGTGACCTGAGTCCTGGCCATGCTGATCACACTAAGCCAGTCCTCTTCCGGCACGCCCATGACCTTAAAAAAATTTCCATATTTTTTGGGGTTAGTTAGCCATTCCTGGGCTGCGCTCGCTCCCATGGAAGATAAATAATCGTAAACCTGGGCAGCATAAGCGCCCTTTTTCTGATGAGCCAGCTTTTCAATCTCGGCTTCGGCTTTTTCCTTCAGCTTTACAATCGTTATGGGCTCTATCTGGTCATACGCACGGCGGGCGTCTTCTTCCTTGCTGTTTAACAGGTCCAATAATTTTTTAGGATCTCGGGCTAATAAATCAGTGAGCTGGTAGGCCTGGACTTCCCTTTGCCATTCCATCCGGGCACCTTTCATCTCAGCGTCGGTTATAAAACCGGCGGCCTTTTCTCTTTCCAGCTCCTTAAAATAGGTGTCCGTCACCCGCCCGGCGTCAACCCCTGCGGCCAGCTCATTCATGAGCCGGGTCTTGGTCTTTTCCATCCCCATGGCTCGGGCCAGCGTCTGCTGCTTCCAGGCAGCACCACGGAGCACTACTTGGCCCTTGGTAACCTGCCCCAAGAACTGCCGTTGGAACTCGGCCGCATAGGGTCCGGTCAGCCCCTCGGCCGCCTTGGTTTCCAGCTCTTCGACTGCGGCGCGGTAACGCTTTTCGTAGGTCATATAGTCGGAGTCTCGGCCCAGCTCCTGGACCTTTTTCTGTATTTCCGTGCTGGTTAAGGCTAGGGCGTCTCGCATGCGGTTGGTCTGGTCGGTGTCGTACATGCGGGTCCCAAATGAAACCAGCTTTTCGCCCACCCGGGCCACAGCGTCCATGGCGTCCCCGGCCCGCATCATGGAATCAGCCGACCTCATCAAGGTGTCGCCAATGGCTTTTTGTGTCTGCCTGTCGATATCATGGGCCGCCGCCTGGGCCTTTGCCGCTCCACCTGCCAGGCTGGCATTAATTTTAGGAGCACTACCAAAAGGCGCGGCCTTGGCCACGCTCTTGCCAATGCCAACCTGCTTATTTTGATATTGGATTATGGCCACTAGCCGCTCCCTGTTGATTTTTTACCGCCCAGGCTTCCCATTCGGTAAGCCAGATCACTACCACCGGCCAATAATCCCGCACCAGCATTAAGCATGCTGGTAGTGCTTTGAACCCCGGCCTGGTAGCCCTGTAGCTGAGCAGTGTAGGCCTGGACCTTGGCCTGGTACGTTTCGAGCTCTGCCATGGATAGGGTTAAATCGGCTTGCTTACGTGTCAGGTCAGCCTGCATCAAGGCGTCGTAAGACCCAGCCAATGCATGGGCGCTGGCTACATCGGTTGATATGCCATCCAGTGTGGCCTGGGTAAGCACCTGTTCGGCGTCCCAGTCCGCAGCTTCCAGCATTCGCGCCATGTCCTCTTCCGCCCGGCTGATTGAATCCTCGATCACCAAAGCGGGAGTGCCGGACAGGAAAACCCCGGATTTCAGATAACCGGCCACCTGCGCCCCTTGAACGGCTTCGGATTCGCGGGCTATCTGTTGAATGGCGTAAGAAGCTTCGCGCCTTATACGCAGGGCCTTGGTTTTGGCGCTTAGGCTGTTGATCTCTTTGACGTAGTCGTTGAGTTCAGCTTCGCGCATGCCCATAATCGCGTTTCGCTCAAGCGCCGCTGCTTCCTGGCGGTAAGCTTCAGCCTGGGCCGCCCGGTTTGCCTGAATATAAGGGATCTGACCAAGGTAGGCCTGGGCTGCCGCCTGAGATGAGGCTTGAGCCGCATCGTAGTACGACTGTTGGTTAGCCGCAGCATCCAGTTGCATACCCATGCCTGCAATCGATGACCCCACGGCGATGCCAGCCAGCCCGCCGGTAGCGACACCAGCCGCCACTCCGCCAGCCAAGCCAAGTACTGTTCCAATCCCGCCGCCCATATTCCCCCTTACTGGCTATAAACCGTGGCTGTAGGGATGATTCCCAATACAGTCATGGGCAATGGGTTAACCTGTTTAACAACCACCGTCCCCGCATAGTTTGCGTCGCCCTTGACGGGCACTTTCTTGTCACCGGAAAACAGCGGAATATGAAGGTCCATTGGATCGGCAGAGGTCCTAAACGGTATCGACTCCATGGCGGTTTCCTCTGTTCCGACTTGGGCCCCCAGTGTTTCGTAAAAACGAATTGCCACCTGGCTTATACGCTTTTTTTTACCCTGGCTTGACCCGCCGCCCTTAGTGGACAACTCCATGGCCTGGGTTTCCAGGGTGCTGGTATAGGGCAGTCCCACATGCGCAATAGGTACGGAATAGTCTAAAGTGATGCTTCCGCCGGAAACCGTTTTAGGCGGGTGAACCGCCCCGTCAGCCAATATTTGAACTTGCTTACCTTCCAAGTGGTCCAGTCCTGACAACGCGGTAGCTGTCTTTTCCAGGTAGCCGCCTGAGGTATAAGTGCTAAACGTGCTGGCATCGAGGCCGGACAAGACAGCGGTGCTCCCAGTTGTCCCGGTGGTTAGGGTGTACTTTCGATAATTAACGCTTTCCCAGTCGCTGCTAAATCCACGACAATAAACCTCATCACCCAGGTTCCAACCGTGGGCGGAACCGGTGACAAAAGTCGCCGGGTTGGTGGCGCCAGCACTGCTCACGGACTGCGGGTCATGGTAGGTTAGGGCGCTGTCCACATAGACGGCGTCGCGTACGTCGTCCCACCGCTCATTGGCCAGTAGCTCTATGTACCGCTTGGTGCTGCCGTTAATTTCTCTTTTAACCACCATCCATACTTCGTCTCTTGTATCTCCGGGTATCACGCAAACGTCCTCTACCTCGCCGTCTGTATAGTGGCGACACCAGGCCATGACGTTTTCAGGAGGGTAATAGGTGCCGGATAGTAACCAACCGTCCGAACGGATGCCCCATACTGTTGAATCCGGATCTTGGGCAAAATCGAAATTAATAATGGTGGCGTGGCGTGTCAGGTGCTCGGCCAGTAGGGTGAGGTCGTTTCCGGTATAGCCGTCTTCCTCAAAACTGTAGCCAAACTCCATCAGCTTTCTGCCGTGACGCCCTACAAATAGAGTGTTATGGTTAATTAGCTGGGCTTGAATATGGGAGCTGCCGTACGTTGATTCTCGGTCTACTTTTATATTGGTAGGGGTCAGCGGGTCCAAACTGGTGCGCGCACCGGTGGTCCACTCGCTCCCCAGGGTGCCAATTAATAATTTTGTGGTCGGTACAAGCCAGTTGATTTGATTGACCTTGTCAGCCGCCATGGTATAGGCAATACCTGCGTCATCGCTTGTACCGGTCTGCATGTTTTCATAATCGCCGGATTTAGACATCCACAGTGTTTGCGGGTAGTCATAAGTAGGCCCCCACACACACCTCTGTTCAAAAAAGGCCACACAGCCGGGCCAATTGCCCGCCCCCCACACCGTCCCCGAATCCATAACACCAGTGGAATGCGTGAAGCTGATCGTGGACATGGACCAACTTGTATGTCCGGTCCTGGCGAGCTTCCTGGGCTCTACGTCCAAATGAGCGCAATAAAGCACGTCCGCGCTTTGAGCCGTTTTAACGGCGGATACCTGATCCGCTGTATAGGGCGTGGCAATTTCAACCTGAGTAGCTCCGGAATATAAAGCCCCCTGCTGGTAATACCAGCGGATATAGTTGTCGCCCCACTCCATGACGTAACTCTGGTTGTCGCTGAAAATAAACGGCTTGAGAGAAACTTTTTTACTGGAGTCCTTGACCTCTTGAATGAATTTGGTCCCAGGCCTGCGCACAGCGCCGCCATGCGGCACTACCTGCATATTCACCAGCTGCCGGGCCGAGTTATAATACTTTTCCAGATCAACCCTGGCATTAAGACGCGGGCTGGCTTCGCCTGCGGTCCAGTTTGTCCAGATAAAGGTGCTCATTCTTTATTACCTCGCGTCCAACCAAGAATCGGACGTATCAGGCGTCTGGTTTCTCTCCGTCTGGTTGGCCCACATGGCCCGTTCCATTCTGGTCATGGCTACTTTCTGAATTTGCCCCAACAGGTTAGGATCCGGTGCTAACTTTTGCCCAACCTCTATCGCAAGCCTGGCGCTCATGGCCTCGGCAAAAAGGGAATCAACCAAACCCGCATCATCAATAAACGTGGTGTACTCGGCGTACGCATAGGCTGAATTAGTGTGCAGCTCATTGCCGACGATCTCCCAATCAACCTCTGTTACTCCGTCTGAACCAACGACCTTGCGCAATTTCAGGCAGTCAGTCGGCATCGCGTAGGCGTATTCCCATTTAAACGCCGGGGCTGTGGAGAGCTGAGCCAATATCTGCCTGGCCTTGGCAAAATTCCAGGGGTGCTCTCTCAGCATGGCGTCCCGTACAGCCTCATACCGCCAATAACAGGCCGCGCTTGATGCGCTGGAATCAGAGCCTAAGTCCATAATCGGGTCCTGCCCCAGTAGCAACAACGCCCCATTACAGATGGAAACCCATGACCTACTCATCGGCTAAGTACGCTTTCAAGGAAGCCGAAGACCAAGAATCGACCGGCTTACCGGTCTGTTCCATCTTCTTCCTGGCCCTGGCCTTCAAGGACTGGTAGTCATCCTGTGCGGGCTTCTTCTCTATTGCTTCGTCCTCCACATGAGCCGAAGCCTTGGCTTTTGAGCCCTGCTCCTTGCCCATGGGTTCAATGTGCGGGGAGAGAGGTATGTCATCGGGCCAGTTGACCAACTCTCCCTTTTCATAGTAGCGGTCGGTGTAAAAATCTCTGATCACTCTACATTGCATTGATACTGCCCCTTTCTCTGGGTTGCCCCGCCTCCCTCAAGAGACGGGGCAGGGGTAAAGGAGAAATTACTTGGTCTCGGAATCGAGACCAATCCAAGCGTCTACGGCACCGGCAGAAGCTGCGGTGGAAAGGGTGTAGGTCAATTTCAGATAGTCGTCCAAGTCACCGGCCGGTATGGCAATCCTCCATATGGCAGTTCCCGCAGAGGGCTTTGTCACGGCCGGTCCAGTGGCCACAAGTGTAGCCGGGCTTTCAGTGGAGCCCTTATACAGCTTGCAGGTGATGGTCCCGGTGGACGTGGTCATGGTGAAGGCGGTAACACAACGGACGGTGATGAATATCTCACCCATGGACCCAAGGTCAAAATCCTTGGCGTTCCCAAATGCATCCGTGCCGTGCCCGAGTTTAATAACGTTTTCACTGTCAATTGCAGACGCGGTGGTAAGAGTCTGCCCATCACTGAAAGTTAAAAAATAATCTTTGATAGCCATGTCGCCCTCCTAGCTGACTTTGCCCTCAGTGGACAAAATGGCATCCACCAGCTTGATGGGGTGCCCTTTAAAGGTCATCACGTCCTTTCCAAAAGCGTCCTTGTGCCCATAGCGGACATTGGTCTTATCCTTGGCGTAGATGTCCAGCATCGTGTAAACGTCGCTGTTGCAGTACAGGGTGGCCCCATGACCGCGCTGGGGCATTTCGTTGAGCGCCTGGATTACCGTGTTTTCCCAGGTGGCAGCGGTCGCCACCGTGGAGATGTCAATGTTGCAAATTCGGGCGATACAACGCGGGTCTTTTACAGCAAAACCCAGGCTGAACTTGAAATGATCTACCATGGCCTGGTAGGTGGTCCCGCTGGTCTGACCGGGCCAAGTCTTTTCGCCCAGGTCTTTACGGGTAACTCCCAGTTTGGAGTGGCCGCGCGGGTGAATTGCGAAAACCTTACTCAGCCCCCACTGCACAATGAAAATACTGGTATTGGTGGAACCGGTGCCGCCCGCACTGTAAACGTTGCTCAGTGTAGTGGCGTTGAGCCTGGGGGCAAGGCCGGTAAATCGCTCGGTATTTACGGTAGCATCACCGTAAATAAACGTGGTGGCCAGGGTCTGGCTCATGCCCTCCAAAAAGGCCATGATTTCAGAGTTTCTGAAAGCCTCCGGGTTGGGATCTCCGTCGTACAACGCCTTATCGATGACGCTGTAAGACTCCAATTGCCCGATGCTCTCGGTGTATTCGTCGGTCTGGGAAGCTTCGACGCCGACACCGTCATTCATCACGCGCCACGTACCACTAGGCAGAGAGGCTCGCCTTACGACCTTGTGACCATACTGGTTATTTGCCTCCGCCAGCGGTGCGTCCTGAATAATTTCATTGGTTTCGGCCAGAACTTCAGCGATGATCGCGGTATCTCCGTCCGGGTCTTTTCTTTTTGCCTGCTCAAGCAGGGTCAAACGGCTACTTGCATCACGAGTCGCCATAATTCATTACTCCTTGAATTTGAAACGTGGCCGCCCTTCCGCATCTCGTTGAACGTCCTTAACCGTTGGCCCCCCTTTGACTAAGGAGCCTTCATCAAGGGACTTTCCGAGGCGGTAGAAGGTGTCGACCACTGCGGGGTGGTTGTTGTAGCCGGACGATTCAAGCAGTTTTCGCAGCTCTGGCGTGGCCAGGTTCTGGTAGCCTCTTTGTGCTGTCTCCAACACGGCGGGGAATGCGTCGCCATGCTCTTTCCTGAGCTGGCTTTCGGTTTGCTCCGCCATTTGGTCCAGAGCCTTGACTACGGCAAGCTGCTGATTGTTGTGCCAAGTGGCCAACTTCTCAGCCTGCGATTTGGTCAGGCCCGTTTCGTGGGCCAAGGCCTTGAATTCTTTTTCCAGCGCTTCGTTCTGGGGCAGGGCATCAGGCACCGGCACTTTGTAGCCGTCCGGAGAATCAGGCACATCGGCTTTGGCCTCCATCAGGCTTTTTATGTTTTCAAGCGCCTTGTCCTTGTCCTCAAAACCCTTGAACGCTTCGCGCATATCCTCGGGCAGTGCCTCGCTCCAATGGGGTTGCTCTTCCCCTTCGGGCTTGGCTGCTTCACCCCCCTCTGGGGCTGCTCCAGTATTGGCCTCGCTTGCGCCTCCTTCTGCAGGCGGCGCGCTACCCTCTTCGGTCGTGGTTTCTGCTTGACTGCTGAGCAGACTTTTTGCCTGCTCGCTTCCGGCGTTGTTCTCCCCGGCGTCAGGAGCGGTGTTATTCTGGTCCTGCACGGCGGCGGTATTGTCTTCCATCTCTTTAACCTCCTGATACGCCAAATAAAAAACGCCTCGTCACTGCCTGTAGCTACAGTGATGAGGCGTTTAATATTTAGCGGTTCCCTGGGCCGGTTGGCCGACCGGCTTCAGGTCTCTACAATATGTGTCAAGGGCGGCTTACTTGTACGGCCTCCCTATGCTCTCCAAGTGCTCCACTGTCTCCTGAACGGACTTAGTCAGGCCCCGGAGCTTTAACAGTTCCAGGCCGACAGCCCTTTTACCCTCCAGGTAAAAAGTTCTACTGTTTCCGGTAAAAACGTCCGTAAACATTTCACATTTATCCAGTAAGTACCAAAAGATGCGTTCACCTTCTTCTGTGCCGAAAACCCTTTTCGCATCGTGGGCCAGTCTGGCTTTTTCCTTTTTAGCCTCTTCGCGTACGTCCTCGCGAGTCTGGCGCTCTTCAGGGGTGAGCATGTCATCATGCCGCATTAGACAAAACCCCTTCTGTGGCCTCAATGGCCTGTATCAGGTTTTTGTCTCCCAGTGCCCTGGCGTGGAAACGCGCTTCGTCCAGCATGTTTTTAGCCTGCTGGCCTCTTATTTGACCGCACCTGGTTAGACAGGCGGCGTATTGAGGCAGGCCCAGGTTGAAAACAAACTGATCGCCAAGCACGGCCCGTCCCTTATCGTTTACCGCCCTGTAAATGGATACGTACAATTCAGCGCCCCTTAGGGCCATGAGAACATCCCCGGACGCTTGCCCCAAATCGCTTAGGCATAGGGCCAGGTCGGGACTGTTGGGAATCGCTTTTATCCCCACAGTAACCCACTCAACCGCCTGCTCAAATTTTGCTAAATTCATATAAGCGCAGGCAGCCGCGAAATAAAGCCCCTTGTTTTGGATCAATCCGCCTGATTTTTCTTTGTACAGCTCAACCCATTTAATAACGGCCTCGTGCTCTCCGGCCATGCCCGCACTTTGGGCCAGGTAAAACATGGCGTCAGTGTCATTGGGGTCGTCTTCTAGACGCTTTTTTAGCAGGCTGTCCGTGCGCTTCCTCTTGGCTTTCATTTGGTCAGGGGTGAGGTCGTAGCCGTCGTGGTGCAGAATTACGTTTGGCACCACTGCGGCCTTGTTGCCGCCTTCCACAATTGGCTGATTGTGAACTCGGCCGGAGTACTGGACCTTACCCTTACGGAATAACCGCAACGAATTGAAGGACATAACCACCCGCCCCTGGCGTTCGTCTGTAGTTTCCAGGGACAGGGCGTTGAGGCTTCCGGGCGCATTTTTGAGGCTAAAATCTAGAGCGTGTAGCGTCTTGGGATCACCGTCCAGCCATTCGTCGGCATCAATTACTAAACACCAATGACCCGTCGCGTAATTCAAGCTCTGGTTTCTGTGCAGAGAAAAGTCATTCTGCCATGGGTGGTGATAAACTTTGGCCCCAAACAATTGGGCTATCTTCACTGTGCGGTCGGTGGAACCGGTATCAACCACTATGATTTCGTCAACCACGTGTTTGATGCTCGTTAGGCACCGGGGCAGTTTTTCCTCTTCGTTTCTCACTATCATGCAGGCGGAAAGTCTCATTTAAAGCGCCTCCAAATTCGCTCTTAGGTTATCCAGTGCGTTCCCCCCACCCACAGGTGTTTCGCTCATGGTTTTTGCGGTCTGGGCAGCCCCGGCCATTTGTTCCATGGCCGTTTGCTGTTCGGCCATTTGCCGTTCCCTGGCTTGTTGTTCCGTCCGCTGTTGGCGTATCTGTTCAACGATCGCGTCATTTCTTACCAGCCTGGCCGGGCTACCTACGTTATCGTGGTATTCGTCAATCGCTTCATCGAAGTCCAGTTTGTCGAGTGCACTGGGCGGTAATCCCTGCTCTAGCTGTATTTTAGCTAGCCCGGCAATGAAATTAGTAATTGCCTCAATTGTTTGCAGGTCCTGGAGCTTTTGGGCCTGGGCCAGCATGGATATGTACTCGTACTCGATTTCAACTGCTTCCAACTCTTCGGGCATTTGCGGTAACAGATCGGGCCGCATGTTTTGCAGGATGTCTAGCACTCTGTCCAGTATCGGATTGAGCCCTTCAAACGTCATGCGCTCAATTATGGGACCCAGCATCAATAACTTTTCATGGGCGCGTTCTGACACCTCCCTGGCAGTCATTTGGTGATTTCCGTCAACTTGCTGAATCATCAGGAACATATCCACATACAGTGCCTGCTTGATGTCTTCCTGTTTACGGGCAATTCTTATGTCCAAATGCTGCAAATTGGGGTTCGTCTGATAGATTGCATGAATTGCGTTAGGTTGGCTGGAATTGTAGACATTGTCGCCGCCGGGCAGAGTGTCGAGCTCTTCAGTGGCGCTATTGCTGGGCCGTGCGGTGGGCGGGTCAACGTGTTTATGAAGCGCTCTTAAACCCGTGCGGTCCATCTGCTGCAACATTTTAGTGTCCGGAAGCACATCGTGCCCTGGCCCTCGACCGTATATGTCCGTCCCGTGCGCGTCCCAACGGATCGCCACGAAAGGCTTAACCCTGTAACCGGTTTCGGACAGAAATCGTCTACCGCCCTTTTCCCAGTAGTACTCTGCCCAGGGCATATTTTTGTTATCGATTTTAGATCTATCCCGGTCGAGCCTGGGACAGATGCAGTGGATCACTTCGTGCCTGTTGAGCGCAACCTTACTCCCCTTGCTGCATTCGTCTTTAACCGTCCGGCTGGCCCTTTCGCCAAAACGCTCATAAATCTGCCTGGCGGGCATCCACACCCGCCTCATCAATGTATGAGGCTGTTTGCCCGTAGGGCCCCAGAGCACATACTCACCCCACGTCAACGGAATAAAATTAACTACGTTTTCGCGGTCGTACTCGATGACCATAACTGAAGTGCCGAATCCAGGGGTTTCGTAGTAAACAGACCCGTGCATGGCTTGATAAAAGTTGGAAGCGCGCAGGGTGGCAAAAACAACATCTTCAATTTCTCCTAACCATTCACGGACCCCGGGGCGGTCCATAAGCTCTTTTTTCTTCAGGCCGAAACGAACCCATTTGGTAGACGGCTTAGTCAGTCCGCCATGTAGGCCAGCGGCTAATATGCGCATGCTTCTACTCGCGGTACCGTCAACTATTTTGTCTCCACGGTGGCCGCCTTGGTTCGCGGTGTCGCCTTCGGCAGAGAAAAAACCAAAATGCGGCAGGATATAGTCCCGCACTTCGCGGTTGTCCTGGTCCCAGGTTGCGCGCTCCGCTTCCAGCCCTGATAACTGCTCTTCCAGCCGCCTGATTTTTTCCATCATTTAGACCCTCTTAGACCCGCCGCCCAGTTTGGGCTTACGAACTTTGTAGTCATCTTCAGCACCCTGACCGCTTGTAAGCAGGTTGGGCCGCCGGCCACTTGCCAGTAAATCCCGTCGCCGTTTTTTCTCGGCCGCCTGTTTGGCCTGTTCTTCAGACCTCAACCTCTTTTCTTCCTCATATTGCTGCCTGGCTAATTCCGTTTGTTGCCGTGCATTCTCGGCCGCCTCTTGGTAATAGCTGAGCTGTTGATTGTAAACCTCTTCCTGCTTTCGCTTTTGGGCCTGCTGATCCTGCCAGGTGTTATAATCTGCTGAACTCAGGTGGTATCCTGCGGCAGTGTCTTTTTTCCACGTGCTTTGGTCGTTTATGTCTTCCCCCGGCTCGATATAGTAATTTTCGCCGTCGTAATAAAAATGCTTATTGGGGTCTTCTTCCCAGGTTTTGCCCTGATCCCAGCTCGTATAATCGCTGGGAACATGGTTAATTTGTGGCGCTGGCGTCGCAGGTGCCGACGAACTGCCACCTTTTCCTCCGCCGCCCATTATTTATTGGCCTTTCCGCCCAGGAGTGATTGCCTCTGCTTATCCCAGGCTTTTTGTTGTTCGTCGGTTATCCCGCCGTTATTATCTTGATTATGGTCCAGTCCGTGTTTCAAAATAAACCGCCGCTTTTTTTTGTCCAGTTCAAGCACTTCATCGGACGGCCCAGGGTCTGAGTCCCCCATGATCTCCATAAATTTGAGCGTCTGCGGAGGCAGACCACTGTCTGTTTTCAATGTTTGGGTCTTCGCGTACGGATCAACCGCCGGGGCTCCGGTCGTAATATCGAACGCGCCGGGGACCACCGTATATTGTTGTGCTTGCTGTACTGGTGCCGCCGGTGCAGCTCCTTTACCGCCGCCCATGCCATTCCTCCCGAGTGAGAGAAAACATAACAGCATCGTAATGCTGCCCCTGGTAACTGTGTTCCAGGGGGATCACTATCTTATGTGGCCACTTGGCCCTTGTGAGCACCGCCGTAGCGCCTCTGTTTGCAACGCAGTGCTCAGTGTGAACTACATCAACTCGCCAGCGTCTGAATGCATAATCAGCCAGGAGATTAAACGCCCTGGCAGGTATGCTGGGGTGCTGTGGATCACCGTAGCCGTGCAGCCATACTCTATGTCCGGGCCTCAGCTCTGAGGCATAAACTACGCCCCTTAGCTGCCCGTCGACCTCCACCCCAAAAAAATGCGCATCGATTGCGCGCAACATGAAATTAAAAAACGCGCTTGGATCCCCGTATTTATCGTCGAGTGTCCATGGATTCGCGTCCAGCCGATCGAGTAGGTAAGGTAGGTGCATGGCGTCGTCCCATGGAACCAGCGCAACCTGGCCTTTTTCGTCAAAATATTTTGGCCCGCAGTATCTCATTGCATGTACTCCAGCGGGTTGTATTTACGTTGCGGCCTCATCGTTTGCGTTATTTTTGCGGCTACTTTATTGGGGGTGGGCACTGCAAACGTCATAGCAAATGCATCGCCGACGTCAGGGCTTGGTAACCCCCGCGCTTTCATGTTCTTTTTTTTCTCTAGAGCTATGCGCCCCCGCATATCGTATTCGTAAGTAGGAGCTACTAAATCTGCCCTTAATTCCTCTGATTGAGGCAACGCCCCACCTTCAACCAGCCACTCCCGCGCACGAAACCACATTTCGGCCCGTAGGTTTGCGTATAATTCATCTTGCGCAGCTTTAGACCCAGCCATGACTCGAATGACCGGAATTCTCATGGCCTGCAGATTGGCAACTACACCAGCCCCTACGCCTACACCGTCCACGCAAACCAAATCAGGCTGAAATTCATAATATCTTTGAGCCATAACCGCACTGAATTGTGCCGGGTCCAACCCGTGCCAGGTTTCAGGTGGCCAGGCCATGAGCCCTTTTCGCATTATCAGCGCGCTCCTGTCGTCTCCAAATTCAGCGGGATCACCAGCTAAAACCAGTGGCGCGTTGATTAATAAACTAGGTTCAATGGCCTTACCCATGGCATCATCAACTAGGTCCAGCGGGCAAACAGCGTCTTCAGTTGACGCCCCGAAATCACACAGAAATTCCTGTCGGTACATGGCCTCCGACATTTCTGATTTAATTTCTTCAAGCTCAGCCGGGGAAAAAACTTCTGTTTTGGTTGCAGGCAGCATAGCTGTAAACCATGCTGATTTTTTAACAGCATCGAAATAGAGTCGTGAAAACAAGTTGTAGCCCTTGGGTGTTCCAATGAAAACGGCCCACCCATCATAATCAGAGAGCATGGGCCTTAGGACTTCATCCCATAAACTCGGTTTGATTTGGGCAACCTCATCAATTACGCCGCCGTCTAAATAATCACCACGCAAACTGTCCGGGTTATCGGCCCCGTATAGCTGGATAACCGCGCCGTTCGGCAAAATAGCTGTCAAATCACCCTCTTTCAACTTTGTTCCGGGGATGTGGCTGGTGTAATAACGGATGTATGGCCAGGCTATTTTTTTTGCCTGGCGATACAACGGCGCAATGTATGCATATTGTGGGCGGGGAAATGTACGGTTATTTATACAGGCCTGTTTAATCAGGTGGTTTACAACTGCGACGGTTTTCCCAAATCTCCTGTGAGCTACAACAACCCCCCTTTTATGTGATTCCAGCCCCTGGTGGAGACTCGCTTGATGCTCGTTACGCGGTGCGTATGGAATCACAGCGTCAGCCATTATCTGCCCACCTAATTGTAATTTCGGTGTCCTGCTCCACGCGCTGGATGAAATCAGCTTGTGATTTGCCTAATAATTCTGAAGCCTTCAGGCGGTTTTTCATGTCTGCATCCTGATCCATCATTACTGCAGACCAGAATTTTTGACGTTCTTCGCGAGTTGCTATTGTTGGATTTAACTGTTTTTTTTCGCGAGCTTTAATTGCGTTTAGTATTTCAACATTTTTCAACAACCGCGCGCCCTGTGACTGCGGTTGCTTATAGCCAGCTATCCGCGCCGCGTCAGTCGCGTTGCCATTGTATGCCTCCACAAATCTGTTTTGATTGGTAGTAAGCGCCATAACAACCTCAAATAGTTCATCTTCATGCTACCCTGCCCTTTTCTTAAAATAAATATCCATATGTATAGGTATTTTTTTCGTTAAAACCGAATTTTTTACTTGACTCTACATTATATAGATTATATTATGTATATAACGATAGAAACAAGGAGAGGAAAAATGAACTTCAAAATCACCGATCTCCAGATTTTCAACATGGCCGACGACGAAAGCGCGGAAGATAATTTTTCCGCCAACATCGCGGTTAACGATGCTTTCATGATCCAATTCGGCACTGACGGGGAATACAGCATCCCGTCCAGCAATTTAGCGGCCTGGCTTGAAAATGATGTACAAGACCAGGCCGCCGAGGACTACGAGATTGACGATCTCGTAGAGGCATTGGGACTCCCCGCTTCACCCACAATCAGCGAACTAATTAGAGCATGCGGGATAGCTCCCGACCCGCATGTAAACACCGGAATTGAAAGGATAATTAATAAAATGGAAAACTTAGTAAATTTCGACGAGCGGACCGCATTGATTAAAGACGACGCTCTTTGTCCTCATCAGCAAAAAATTTGGCTGATAATTGATTTTGGAAACAGAACAATCGACACAGACACCGACTATAAAGATTCCAGCTATACTAATTTTTACGAAGCGTATGGCCATGCTCACCGGTTCCCACTGCCCTTAAACGTAGACGCCGTGGAGTTAAGGTCTTGGATTGACGAGGACATTTTGCCACTGGCTCAAAAAGTGGCTGATGGCTACGAGTCAGTATGGGACGGCTCTAATCAAATCGCCGAATTTTCCGACGAGGCCGCAGAGGCGCTGGAGCAAATCGAGGCGGAAATAGAGTCCTGGGACGATGCCACCGGCCCAGTCCTGCCCGAAGGGGGTGGCATGTGGGAAGTAGGGGAGTGGCTCGAAACGTACTCCCCGAATTGGGATTTAGATATTGATCAGCTCGCCTCGGAAATCATGGACAGCGCCGAGTACGAAAATGTGGTGCTGTGGGGCGGACGGGAATCGGTAGTGGAATGGTTGGAAGAAAAAAAGGAAGAGGACGAAGAGGACTGAAAGAATAAGCCTGGGCAGGCACCACGCTTGCCCAGGCAAGGCCAAAGCGCCCCCAGCGAAGGGGCTACAGGAGCATACAATATTCCCCCAAGAAGGCCAATGCTAAAATGAAACAACTAAAATTTTCAAAACTTTTCCAGGTGTTATATAGACACCATATAGAGGAAAATCCCGACCATGTGCGCCTAATTATTGAGGAAATCGGCAAGGCCAAGGGGCTATTTACCCAACTCGGGGATAAAATTTTAGAAATCGAGGAGGGTTCGCGGTCGGAGGATCCTGATTTATTTGTAGACACAAGCGAAATTCTTTACGGGATTTGGATGAGCGGGCATAATCGATCGCTTTGGCGGCTAACCCCCAAAACGTTTGAAACGATTTCAGATACACGGCTAAATTTTATTCCCCCTGAACCCCCAGCGGGGTGGGATGGGCAGGAATACAAGTGCGTGATCGCGGAACCGGCGGGGAACTCCCAACTTTTGCTGGGGAAATATTCCTCAATTGCATCTTTTTGGGTCCCTGATCACAAAAATCACTGCTACTCCTATTGGGTTTTGCTGGTAGACAAAGACTTTGTGGCCTCGCAAGCTATTCTTCCTATTCACCCCGATTTTATCCGGGAAAACGAAAAAGTTTTTGAAAAACAACCAGATATTTGGAAGGCCTTGCAGTTCCTTTTGGCCTTAGGATACTACAATTCTTCACAAGATTTGGCGTTAAGAATTCTGGCCGAACCAGGCCCGATTAAACGAACAGGCAAGAAAAATAAGCCTGTGAAAAATGGCAAGGGGGAGGTTGTAAGACTATGGAATTATTACGATTTAAAAATTGACACAGAGCGTGTTTACCCCTCAGGGGAAAGCGCGCCTCTGGATAAAGAGAGACTTAACTTGGAACCAACATGGGTTCGCCCCCATTTTCGCAAAAGCGGTAAATTTGTGGCCGCTTATCACTCCCATCGCTGGCGTAAGCCCTCGGGAATAAAGAAAAAGATTTAAGGAGGAACCATGCCAACCGAACAAAATATTTTGCTCCGTCTCCCGCCGGAAACCATAGACCGGCTTGACGCGCACTGTGAAAAAATTAGAAGGCTCACCGGCCTGGCCCCTTCGAGGGGTGAACGCCAGGCTGTGATCAGAATGGCGCTGGAAAAATTTTTGGATAGCGCTGATGGCCAGGAGGCGGGAAAATGAAAAATTTAGTGAACTATAAAGACCCTGCGGCCCTTGTCTGTTACGACACACAAGGGCGCCAGCGACAAATAATTCTGTACCTGGATTTTGAGAAAAAGATAATCACGGTTAAACTTCGCGATAACTACGATAAAAACCACATTTTGGGTTTCTACCTACCCCCGAATGTGGACGCCTCTGCCCTAGGCCCATGGATTGAGGAAAGAATCATGCCCTGGGCAAAAAAAGCGCTCGCGGGTTACAAAGTCGAAGAAGACAGGCTATTCAATCTCAATGCAGGGGAAGCCGTTGCCGTGATTTTAGCCCTATGCGAAGGGGAACGGACGTACCAAGACACGTTTGCCCCGACAATAGGGAATAATAATGCTACCCCTTAGGCCTGCCCACAATGGGCTTATATACGATTTCCTTCGTGCTAAACCGGTGTCCACAGATTATGCATTCGCGTCGTCTGTGGATGCCGGTGTCTTTGTCTACGGTATAGACTACCCGGCACGCCAGCGCGCCGCATTTAGGGCATTTCATTTTTACCCCCCCCCAGATAACCCCCTAAAACGGGAGATCGTCGTCTGTCGCCGATGGCCCATAATAGCCTCCCTGTTCATATTGAGCGCTACTGCCGTAGTTTTGCTGTTGGGTTTGCTTTCCCGTACTCAAAAATTGAACCTCTTTGGCCACCACTTCGGTTATGGAGCGTTTATTCCCCTGCTGGTCTTCCCACGAGTTAGTACGTAGGCTGCCTTCCACATACACCTGGCGGCCTTTACTGAGATACTGACCGCAAATTTCGGCCAATTTGCCCCAGGCGGTTACCCGGTGCCATTCGGTACGTTCCTGCTGATTGCCGTCGCGGTCTTTGAATGCCTCTGATGTGGCTATGCTGAACTTGCAAACAGCGGTGCCGGCCGCCGTGTACTTCATCTCCGGGTCTTTACCTAAGTTGCCTATTAAAATCACCTTGTTTATGCCTCTAGCCATTATTCAAACGCTCCTTTTTTATAGTCTTCCGTTGTGATTCTGTATTTTTTGGCTTCTTTTTTGTAAAGCCACTCATAGTAATCTGTTGGTATAAAATGGGCGTCTAAAATAACACTATCTATTTTTTGTCCTGTAATCATGCCCTCGATTTTGATGTTTCCTCTAACTTCCTCTACTTTTTTAAATTCCTTTAACCCACTAGGAAGAGATGACAACGCCTTATAAAAGACACCAAGCCAAAAAGAGGAAAAAGCCACAATAAAAAACAAAAATATAGTCATACCCTCGTTAGCCATGATCCACTCCTTTAATTTTTTTAGCCATCGTAGACAGTCTGAGATTTTTCACTGGTAGCTGTTCAACCCGAGATTTTTTAAATCTCTTATACGCCTCTAAAAAATCCCTCCGGGCGAAAATTTGGCCCCGCGCGGGAACGCCACCAATTGCCCTCAATGCCGCCTTACCTTCAGACGTCAGCCCATCCGGCTCGGGGTCTTCGTACTCAGTCGTGCCCGTGGCGGGATCGTAACTTTTTATAACCCGGTGATAAGGAGCCGAAGGGCCCGGGGCGTCCAGCGCTTTAAGCCATTGCTGTTCCGCCTCGATTTCAACCGGGTCTTTTTCTTCTGCCAGTCCGCATGCCTCTAAAATTTCCGCCAGCGGCGGGAACCCAGTGAATTTACGAACGCGCATGATGCGATTCAGACCAAATCGCACCTGGTTAAAATCGGCCGCGCCTAACGCAGATAAAACCATCTTCAACATGGCTGGGCTCGCCTCTGCGTTAAAATTTTCGGCCATAACAGTCAGCATCTTCAAAACTTCGCTTTGTTCATGCTTGTCCATCGTCGCTCCACAGTTCGTTTAAAACCACCTCGGCGTTTTGTGCCGTCCGCCTGCCCTTTTCACTAAGCTGCGCATAGGGGCTGGCTCTCCCCTGAACGAACTCTCCGCGCCATAAACGATTTTTAAACCACTTACCAATGCCTGGAATGTACTTACCTTCGTCTTTCTCCCATTCGGAGCTATTAACTGCTGCTCGAATTTTATTTAATACATGGGCGTGTAACTCTGCTTCTGAGTCGAACCCTAGCTTTTTGTGATCTTTCAGGTCTGCGGTGTAGGCATTGCGCCCAGTAACCTCTGCGGCCAGGTGCCTGTTATGGGCCTGAGGGTATATCTGCTGGGCTTCTGCGAATAGTGCAAGGCGGCGCTCTTTGGCGGTTGGTTTCCCCCCCTCTTTACTCCCCCCCCTAATACCCTTTCCTTTACCATAACCATAACCAGGAGGTATCGATAGGGTATCACATACCCTATCGGATACCCTATGCGATAGGGTATCGCATAACGGCTTAAACTCTTCTCCTAATTCCTTAAATATCCCTAATAACAGCGAAAAAATGGAAGGGCATGAAGGCAGGTTTTTGATAATATTAACCGCTGCCTCAATTTGTTTAGGGCCTGCGATTCGGTCTTTAATGAGCCCGTTTGTTATCAAAACAATTTCGTTTTCTTCATCCCACGCGATTAAACAAAGATCGCCGTCCTCCTTGAGCTTGGCATTCTGGACTTCTTCCAAGGATTTAGTCACTTTTTCGCTTGACCAGCCCAGGTCGGCAGTCATATAACCTTTTCGGCAAACATAGCACTGCAGCAAGTTGCTGTGCTCACACGTGAGCAAATATAAATACAGCATTTTCCCCGGGTCACTTAGACGCCTAAACGTTTTGCTGTTCCATATTCGCCGCTCTATTTTCGCATATAAGCCCATGGCTCATTCCCTTGGTAAATAGCACCATAATAAGCAAGCCATTTGTTTAGTTGGCGCGTGCCCGCCCTTGGTACCGCATTTTGAGCACCGTACGTGGAAAAGAGGTGGACACTTGGGAGGGAAAACATATAAAACCCCATTAACTTTCCAGCTTTGTAGGGTAGCCTCTATTAACTCAAGATTTTTACATTTACAACTTGGGCAATAAGCTTTCACAACACCCTCTCAAACTTAATCTTCCAAACCCAGGGGTTATCGTTCCATGCCTTGCCCTTTTTCTTGCCGTTTATTGAGTCCCAAAGCACAGCAAACTCAGCTATTGAGCTAACCCCTTCAGCCTGTGCTTCCGTCTCCGTTATATCCTGCACTCTACAAATATCTACTTTTTTAACTCTAACCTTACTTCGGGCAAAACATTCAGGAAGAAAGATAGAGGGGCGTTTGTACCAGCCGGTAATACGCTGACTATTTTTAAATACGTCTAGAGGCTTTTTGAAAGAATAGTCTCCCAAATAAATAAATTCCCACCTACTTTTTTTAGAAGATATTTTTAAGTCCCAAAACCCCCACGCCCAAAACGGTTCTTTGATATAGATAGTGTCCCCTTCCTTGCCGTGCGGACAAAGCTCCCTGGGGTAATAGACGTCCTCCCCTCTCTCTTCGTCGTACCAGTAGTAGAGAGGACTAGGAGGGTAAATTTCTATGTCGCCGTTGTCCAACATTTCTAAATGCTCATCGTTTAGCGGTCTCATCGTCTGAGTCTTCGAACCGTCAAATATTTTTTGACCGTTAGATGCGGTCATTAAAATCCCCTTCATTTTGATGCCTCCTTTATAGGCTCTAATTTGATGACCACTTCACAGCCCAAAATAAGAGCAATATCAGCCACACGCCTTAAGTCGGGTACGTCTGCCCCCGTTAAAAAATGCTGGGGTATCTCCAACTTTTTTTGTAGCCAACTCTTATCCCGCCCCAACTCATTCAAACGGCCACATACTTCTTCGGAAAAATCCAAAATCAACTCTTCTTCGGCTAAAAGCCTTTCATAATATTCATTTTCTGACTCGTTTTGCATGGTTTAATCCTTTATCACAGTAAAATAAAGATCCCATTAATTTTTAGCCTCCCAATAAACACAGCCAAATGTTGGTGGTATCTGATCTACAACAAAAGATGAAGGGTGATCACACCAACCTGTTAGCTCATCATCTGGTAAATAATGTTCACACGTTTTGCATCTACCAAGTTCTTGAATAGTTAGGTCATCAATGCCTAACCAATTCTTTAACTCTTCCAAGCATTCCAAACATAAATCTGCATAACCGTGACATTCACCTTCTGTGCTTAAAATTTTCACGGTATTTATGCTTGTATGTATTGGTTCTTCTTTGCCACACATAGAACAAATGTTATAGCTCATGCCAGCACTCTCCAGTGTTTTGCAACTAAACACATGTCGGGGTCATAATCTATTAAACAACCACAATCCATTTTTTATACCTCCCCTAAATCATTCCGGTACTCGCAAAACAGGTTAGCGATGCCCATTTTTTTGATGTGTTCAATAGCCTCCCTGACGCCACCGGAGCACTTTTTATAATTTTGGCGCGTTAGGTGGTAAACCATTTGGGCTACCAAACGATCATCCACTATTATTTTCGTCCCCTTGCAGCTAAAGGGGAGACCGCTGCTGAAATCTAGGTTGCAACCGCTCAGGTCGCAGTAAATCAGGTCGCTACGGCTCAGGTTGCTACCGCTCAGGTTGCTACCGCTCAGGTTGCAATCGCTCAGGTCGCAATCGCTCAGGTCGCTACCTCGTAGGTAGCTACCGCGCAGGTCGCTACCTCGTAGGTAGCTACCGCGCAGGTCGCAGTGGCTCAGGTTACTACCGCGCAGGTCGCAGTGGCTCAGGTTACTACCGCGCAGGTCGCAATCGCTCAGGTCGCTACCTCGTAGGTAGCTACCGCTCAGGTCGCAATCGCTCAGGTCGCTACGGCTCAGG